ACCCTTACCTGCTTTAGCCCTTCCTTTTCTTCTTGCCTGACTAAATTTTTGTTGTGCACCTGCTAAACTCATATTTTATTTCCTTTTATGGCGTTACCTAATTTAATACTTTATGCTTCCTCTATCGCAGTTAATCTTGCGTTCAATTCTTTAATTGCATTAATCATTGTATATTGTAATTCACTAGTATCCATCATTCTAAAATCATCAACCTCAACATCATCTATTTCATGCTTATTTTTACTTACCAATGAAGGGATAACAATCTCTGCTTCCTGTGCAATTAAACCTACATAATCCACACCATCATCAGGTGCCCCATCAGCTTTACCATTATATTTATAGTATTTAGGCTGAAGTTGTATTAATTCTGTTAATCCAGTTGTATAATTATCCCCAACAGTTTTAACTCTACTATCAGACGCAGAAGCCCAAGACCCACCACTTGGCTTAGCAGCTAAACCATTTGCAATATACATACCATAAGCAGAACCAGAACCATCGTTCCTAGCATCTGCATAGAATGATTGTATATTACTGCTTGAATTTGGATTATTCGCAGCCCCATCTCTCGTAATACTTGAATAATGAGCTATACCCGTACCTGTTGTAGGTATAGATATTGATCTCATTTCATTATAGAATTGCATATATCCTTCGCTAATATTTGCATTAGAAACTCTAAAGAATGCTCTATCGCTTGTAATTTCAAAACCTGGATAGTCATTCCCTCCTGAAGAAAAAATATCATCATCAATTCTACAAACTTGATTGTTGCTACTATCATAAAATCTCAGACTATTATTTGAGCCATCTACTATAATACGTTTACCAGATGAAGAAGTTTGAATTTTAGCTCCAGTGATAACACCAATACCTTCACCAATAGCTGTTAGCGATATATTAGCTACTCTTACATTTTGATAATAAGTTTCAGGCTGATTAATAATAAATATCTTTACATACACAGCATCTATTGGCATCTTACAATTATTTGTATAATAAGCACTCGACCCAGTAATCCCAACTTCTGATGCCACATCCTGTTCATCTAAATTTCCTCCACCTCTCATTTTATCTTGAGTAGCGTTTGATGGGAACAATATTCTATCAATATGAATCCATTTACTAGAATAATTTGTTATATAACCACTAGCAACATAAAATGGAAGAATACCAGTAGCAGGTGAGCCCTGGTCACCATCAGCGTTTACAGCAGTACTAGCAGTCTCAGAACTGCCATTAGATGTGTAAAATCTTAATTGAATACCAAAATCAGCTTGAGAACTATTTTCATGAGCAAGGTCAAGTTTCAATCTATAAGTTTGAGAAGTATCTATTGGGATGAGGGGACTTGCTAAATTTCCTGTTTGATTTCCACTACCGTAAGCATCATTATATCCACCAACCTCCATAGCTCTATAAGTAGAACCAGCAAAAGCATCATCTTCCCATCTAAGCTCAGTCCTTGTAGACGCCTTAGTCCATCCTTCAGCTAATAAAGAAACCGCAGTCGTAAATATAGCTGGACTTGGCACTAGATTAGCTCCCCCAGCTACAATTCTATTTGACCTTAAAAGCCCAGACTGAATATTGTCAGCATTAATGTTAACTGCATTTACTTGACCAGCGGTAAGAGTACCAGCGTATACCCAACTAGCAGATACAGTTAATGCGTTTACATTTTTAGCATTAATATATGCAGTTGTAATTGTATTTCCAACAATTGTAGTTGTATTAGTATCAGGGTCAGGTGTTGCAGCTACCCAGTTAGATGCACCTGTAGCTGAAGCCCTCCATAATTTATTATTATCATCAGTATCTATCCACAAATCTCCAACGCTTATAGCAGTCGGAGGACTTGTTTGAATGAAAGTTTGGTTTTTAGAACTTATAGCACTTGATTGGTCATATGAAGTATCAGATGAATCAGCCCAAGAAGAACCATTGTATACATATCTTTTATACCCACCATCAGTATCATACCATACATCATTTGTGCTATGTCCACTTGAAGGCGCTGTTGTTTGATAAAATATTTTAGACTTAGCGTTTATTGCATTATTTGTAGTAGTATCAGATTGATTATTAGTAGCATTCGTAGGAGCAAAAGCATTAGTATTTACGACATTAACTGTCCCTGTAAATGTTGCATTTCCATCACTATTTAAATTTATTACAGTTGTATCAGTTGAGACCTGCCTATTGATAATTGCTAGATTTCCATTACTGTCTATTTCTAATCTACTTTTATCATTCCCAACTTGACCAATCCTCAATGAAGAACTGAGATTAGCTAGGGATGTCCCGCTACTATTTTGTACTTCTACTCCATTAGCTGAAACAATACATCTTGCTGCATCGGTTGAATCAAAAGTTTCATTATTTGCAGTATTGTCAGCATTAGTATCGGCAAAATCATTTGTATTTGTTACTTCTATGCTTCCTTTTACCTTTAGCAAGTTTGCACTATCATCCCAATGGATATATTGAGTAGTTTCTTTACCTACAAAGAAATCATAGTTTCCAGAAGATTCTTTCCCCATAAAGATTCCACTTTTAGTGTTATCATCATTAGAAAAGTCTACAACAGTCCCCAATTGAATTGTTTCATTGTTTGCATTTAATTTTACATTACCATTATGTATTTGGTCAGATAATATTGACCATCCTTGACTTGTACTTCCTATATATCCACTAGTAGCAGTTATATTACCAGTAAGATATACTCTATCGCTAAATAATCCATAACTAGTAAGATTAGTACCTTGATGTGTTATACCATCAAGTTTACCTAGCCTAGCCTTTGTTTTAGCGGGTAATCTCCAATCAGGCCACGAATCTACATCATTAAATATATCTATAAATGGTGCCCCACTATCTTCAGATGTAATATATATACCGCCTTGTCGGTCAGTATCAGATGTATTACCTATCCTTACAAAATCCATTGGTAAATCAGAATCTGTTATTGTATCAGTACTATATAAGTCTACCTTAAACTCTTGCCCTGTTAATGTAGAACCACTACTATTTGAAGTTTCAGTAACAGTAGCCCTTACTCGTTTAATCGGAGTATAGGGAGGATCACCACTTGTACCAGCCCATTTTTGAGCTATAATTAAATCATCCTCTTTGAAATGTATAAAGTCATCGCTATCATCAGCTTCTATAGTAAACTTATATATACCACTAGACCCCCCACTTATACTTTCAATTTCTATAATCTTATCAGCACTAGTAACCATAATACTACCATTAGTAGCTCTTATTTGTTGGATAAGAAGTTCATATACTGACATTGTACCACGAACTATAAGATTATCAAATTCCGCATTGAATTCATTGGATGAATCTTTAGTAACTCTCCATCCACTACCAGCAAATCCGCTAACAAAGGAAGTTCCACCAAGATGATTATTATTATCTATAGTAACTCCCTGTCCAGACACAGCTGTTAATATCATATCACCAGAATTACTAGTACCTATTGTAGCATTTGTTCCTGAGCCAGCGGTGTCATGTAAAGTAATCTTTGTCTCTGTATTGGTATTTAAATATAACCCAGGAGCTTCTATATCTTCACTTGCAGTCCATCTATCAGTAGCATTATACCAAACAAAATGTTTGTCTTCCGCTGCCTTTAAACTTATTCCACCAGCATTAGCTGCGGTATTTTTAGCAGCATCATTACCAGTAGTGTTATTATAAGCAAGATATATATTTTTATCTTCCACCTGAACAGTAGATGTAGTTAATGTTACACTATCACCCTGTACAGTTAAATTCCCAGGAATTACAACATTATTTCCAGTGAAAGTAGTACCTTCCACAAGAGTACTCCCACTGCTTGAAGATACAGTAAGATTTCCAGAATCTCCTGTAATATCTCCAGTCACAGTCATACTACCATTTAAATCAAGACCTGCAAATGCAACACTGGTTGTCGTAGTAGTTAAATGTTGTCCAGTATTATAAGCCAACTGAGCATCACCAATAGAGTCATCCGTAATGCTTAAAGCCGCTGTGCTACCTTCACTTTGAGTATGGCTAACAGATACTTGGCTATTACCTGTTGTATTACTCATATAGTTGCCTACAGTATGCGCTCCTAATGTAATTAAATCATTTAATGTGGATTGCCCAGTACCTCCATCAACTACTGCTAAATCTTGAATACCATTTATAGTACCACCATTTATATCAATACCAGAGAAAGTAGGCGTACCTGTAAAGGCGTGGTTACCTGTAACAGTCCTAACGTTTGATAAATGAATGTATTGGCTATGGTCATCTTCATTTAAACTTGTAAGATTACCGTGTACAGATGCAGACCCACCAGTAGCAGCAGAACTTGCACTTACGCCTGCTGAAACTGTAATTGATTCTACCTTATCGCCTTTAGAAGTGTCAGTCTGCGAACTCCCTAGTTCTTTCCACCCTGTTTCAGCCCTGACCAGATGAACAAGACCTTTTCCAGAAATATTTCTAAATTGTTGAGTGCCAACCCTACCTTCAGTCGAAGATGGATTCCCTCTTTTTAAAGTAGGATTCTCAGCTTGTTCATGACGACTTCTCCTTGTCTGCTTTGATACAGGCACTATTTAACAGCCTTTTCTCTATAAATAATTGTTATATCATTAATTTCAAAATCAGCAGGGACTGCACCTGAAGATTTAAAATGTAATTGAATAGAGTAAATATTGTTAACACCAGAAGGAGGAATTAATTCGGCTTGTTTCCAAACAGCAACACCACCTTCTACTGTCTGCACTAATCCACTATTACCATAGCAAGAAGTAGATGTCCCTGCAAATTTAGATGTATCTGAAACTTCGGTTCCTGTCGCACCTGATGCTGTTAAATCTTGACCATCAGTTCCATAATAAACTTTAACTAAAGAATTAGTACCGCTTGAACCACTAGATTTATATGTTACATAAAACTTAAAACATTTCTTTCTTACAGCGGGCTTGCCAAAAGTAAAATCTTTAGTTAATATTCTAACTGTACTACTAGAAGATGAGGTATCATCCCATTTTTTTAAAGCATCAGTGCCAACTGTTGTATAATATTTTACATCTTCATCAATATCTAATATGAAATTAGATTTTTCTGTCTCAAATTTGCCAGTTCCTTTAGTCCAACTTTTCGTAAAGAAAGAATATTCGTAGACATCAATAGCATTAGTACCACCCGTTACAATCAATTTCTTCTTTAATGGTAAATAGGCAATATCCGAACTAGATGTAATATGAGTTTGCCATTGAGTCTCTATTATTTTACCCTGAGTTAAATCATTTACTTTTTCTCCATCATAGAAAAAACAACCATTCTCGTTAACCCAAGCAATCCCTATGTCTGTTGTAGTACTAGCAGATGGATGAAGTATCCCTTTCCCAACAAAAGTATCTTCTAAATATTCATTATCTCTAGTAGCATTAATTAAATACATAACATTCTTTTTAAATTGCAATATTCTATCAGCATATGATTCTAATTTAATAATAGTATCACCATCGTTCTTAACAACATCTATACCTTTACCCTCAGATGGAAAAACATCAAAAGAATTAGCATTGCTTTTAATCATTCTATCGCTATGAATTTTACCATCCTGATATATATTTGCAATATAGGTTCTTCTATTTAATACAGTAGCAGTTTTATAACTTGATATATTAGTACTAATATTGGGACTAAATCCGTTCATAGCTTCATAGGACTCTAACAATGGAAGACCGTCGGTTTTAATTGTACCAGAAGTATAATTATATGAGTCACCGCCAGCCCCACCAGAGAATCTTCCTGATGTCGGATATTCTGATTCCCATGCCCCCTTTAAGCCTTTCATATATCTCAATTGAGCTATTCTGTAAGGGACACCATCGTCTTCCATATAAAGATTTGCACCAGTAAGTCTACTATTCCCAGTAGCTGAATAATTAGCAATCAACGGCATTATTCGAGTAGTTATTCCTATTTTATAAGAAGATGTTGAATTTTCAAGAACAACCCTACCTAATTCATTACTATCTGTTGACCCAAAATCATATAATAAACTTTCATTATCTGTGTCATCATAAGTATAACTCATTAAAAACTTTTGTTTACCAAGAGTTGTAACACCAACCAAATCAGTATCTCCAATTCTCATATCAGATAATTGTATAAGTTCAAACCCTGGCATTTCTCTATATTTAGTATAAGGGGCAGGACTTCCTGTAGAAGTTCCATTACTATAAACTGAATTAACTCTAGTCCAACTAATATCCATCTTTAATTCAAGCTCTCTAGGATAAAAAGTTCCGCTAATACTTGTATCATAAGCATCATCATAAGGAAATTCTATTATTTGCCATTGAGCAGATGGAGTAGTGGAATCAGTAAATTTAGTATGATCTATACGGAATTCTATATAATTACTGCCCTGGTCTTTAAATTTTATGTATGCATCGCTAATAGCCATAGAAAGCGAAGCTTCTCCTGAGTATGACTTTGCATGAGTCCCATCCCAAAATGATTTTTGTTCATCACCTTTCATTCTAACTGCAACATAGATAGACTGACCTGTCCCAAAAGTCTTAGAACTTCCACCTAGATTAAAATCGTTAGAAGCATCTGTCATACTAGACCATGTAAAAGTTTCTCCTGCATCATCATCTTCTCCATGCATAGCCAATCCGAAAGCATGATAATAACTACCATTATAACCATCTGTTTCTCTAGAAGAAGTTTGCCAATTTTCATCACTAATACTACCCGTAGAGTTCCCATGAGCATAGGTAAGTTGCTCAGAATGAACATATAATAAATTACTATCACCTGAAGTTCCTGACCCAGGATAGTTATCTGCATCTGAAAAAGTATAAATACTATCTTCAGGTATTAAATTTCTTACTTGCCAATGAACACCTGTGGTCGGAGCGTTAGATAAAACTTTCGTTATTGTCCCGACTGTAGGAGTAAGTAATTCTTGCTTTTCTCTATGCCATCCCGTAACACCTGTAAGCGAAGTAGAGTCAGGGAACATACTTCTATTTATTGCACCAAGCCACTGAGGAGGGTTGTTTGTATTTGAGAAGTTCCCATCTGACATTCTTAAAGCACCATCTACATAATAAAATACAGGCAAGGCAGCTTCAGTAGTCCCCCAATCAGTTGACAAATCAAGGGTAGAAGTAACAGTTGCCCATGTAGTTGTGCCAGGAAGCCATCTTAGTTTCCCAGCAGTATCATCCCATAAAATTATATAATCTGTATCACTTGCAGTTGTACCGTTAGCTGCGTAATCAGAACTAAATCTAAATAAAGAGTAACCATCTGATAGTGTTGATAGAGTTGGTGAACTACTAAGACCACTGACATTCACAGGTGCCCCTGACATAGTAAGCCTACCAACATCATCAACAGATATGTTATCACATATAACTAAATTATTATCTGCTATATCTCTATCAGACGTTTTTGTGTTTAACCCACTATGAAATGAGTTTAATACTAGCGATTCTTTTGGCATTATTTATCAGTTCTTTTATCTGCGTGCTCCATAAAGTGAGTAATAGTTCCAGCTCCACTTTCTGTATTGTAATAGTCTTTCCAGTAAGATGCCATTCCATTTAAGTCGTTTGGCAGTGGTTTTGGTACTCTCCAATATTTCAATCTGCAGAATACAATCCCAGCTGTAATACTGCCCCAAATGAACTTTTTTAAGTCATCATCAGACATACTTACAAGTTTTCTCGAGGATACGTTCATTACTTTAGCAACTTTTCTTAATCTTGACTTTCTGTAAATAAGGTAATTGTCAATAGAATCTTTTGCAGTGGCACTTTCAACCTGCCAAAAGGAACGAGCAATCCCAGAGCCTATTTGAGATATATACTTATAGCCAGACTCAACTAAACCTGTTAAAAAAACAAGTTCTTCAGCCTGCTCACTCCACATACCTAATTTCTTTAAGGTATGCCTTATTAATTCTTTTATTTGTTTATGGTTCACCTCAAGATTACATGCTTTCTAATAGCATTTTTACTTCTTCCCAAATCTCGTCATCCTTTTTAGATTTGGTTGCACCAACAGCATAATCACCAATCATAAGAAGCAATCCTACCATTCCATGTTTTTTAACCATTCTTTTTATTATTCGCTTTAACATTTATTTCCTCCCTACTACTTTGTAAATTACTTTTTTTACTGAAGTCCACAATAAGTCATCCCATTTGGATGGACTAAGTGCGACTACCTTATCAATTGCGAGTATGCCAATAACAACATATTCCCAATTCTGAACCATTATTTCAACAACTTCTTTCATTATTCACTCCTTTACTCTTTTGCATTCATTCTTCCCTTTAAAAAGTTTAAATCATCAGTTACATCATTTAATTCTTTTATTATATCTTCATGTCTCCTATCTCTTGATTCATCAGACCTATTCCATCTATCTATAAGCTTAATCACTAT